ATACAAGGTGTATCTCTTTTAAATGAGGTATTTACTATAAATGATATAGAAATTGAGCAAATTGGTATAGATTTTTTAAATAATTTATACAATACAAATGATAGATGGTTAAAAATGTCTTACAACACGCGTGGCGGCATCCATTATCAAGCCGACAACAATACACCAAGCCAAGACCAAAGTAAGGCATTTAGAAAAAATGCAGCTGGAATAGGTTACTATTATGATAGTATTAGGGATGCTTTTATCCCTCCTAAACCTTTCCCATCATGGACATTAAACGAACAAACTTGCCTTTGGCAATCACCTATTCCTTATCCAAATGATGGCAAAATGTACCAATGGAATGAGGAAATAGGCAACTGGGAAGAAATAAACCTAACACAATGAAAATAGCCATTTTTACAAACATCAACTCTCCAGCTACCGACTTTTATCGGACAGTTGGCTGCTATGCCTACATGGGGCATGATATAAGATACCTTGCTATTGAATCGGCAAAGTGGTATGATTTAATGGATGTTGATGTGGTAGTGGCTAAATCTCCTAATGGCATGGCATACTTTGAGATGCTAAGAGAGTGTAAGAGAATGGGCAAAAAGATTATCATTGACCATGACGATAATCTGCACGAAACAACAAGGACTAATCCTGCACACGTTGGATTAAGCCATGAGGCAATGCGTAAAACGGTGGAGGATTGCTTTGGCTTTGCTGACCATATTATTTATTCTACCGATGCCTTGCAAAAGTATTATATGCCCTATCACGAAGGCATTGCAAGCACTGTTATAAATAATGGATGGAATCCAATCATTCAGCCATATATGCCAATACCTAAGATAGAAGATAAAATAAGATTTATTTGGCGCGGTTCAATGCATCACTTGGATGACATAGGCAGCATAGCAAGTTATATAAACGAGTTAGCGGAAGATGAGAGCTGTGATGTTGCCATGCTTGGCATACAAGATTTTATCATGGCTCATCTATTTCCAAAGGTAAAAACCAAGGAATGGAATAGTTCATTATTTGGCTACTTTGAAACATTAAATAATAGTCAATGCCATTACGGTTTATTTCCGTTACTCAAAAACGATTTTAACTTTGCAAAGAGCAATATATTTGCCATTGAGATGTTAGTCGCTGGCGGTGTAACGATTGCACCAAAGGGCATACCAGAGTACAACATTCCAGGTGTGATAAAGTATGACAACTTTAGCGATGTCATGGAGGCAGTGAAAAACAAGGACTTTGACAGAGAGGCGATAGTGAAGGAGGGGAGGGAGTATTTGAATGATGTGCTTAGAGTGGACAAGACAAACAAAAAGAGAGAACTAATTTTAAATAATTTAAACTAATAAACTATGGCGGCTTTTTCAGATTATTTGGAAGACCAAATAACAGCATGGATTGCAGGAACAACTTTTGCAACTGCTCCAACGGCAACTTTTGTGCAGTTGTATAATGGTAATCCGACAGACACAGGCTCTGGTGGTACTCCTATTGTAATTGCAACTGCGGCAAGAACATCTATTGCGAGTGGCGCAGGGTCATGGACAAGAGGTACAGGGGGAAATGGTACAATTACAAATGCATCTGCTTTCACTATTACTACAAGTGCAACAGCTACGGCATCTGCTACTCACGTTGCAGTATTTGACGCTTCAGCATCTGGTAATTTACTTTTCTTTGGTCAATTAACAACTGCAAAAACTGTTGCATCTGGTGATGAAGTTAAGTTTAACGTATCTGCATTAACTTTAACAGTTGCCTAAATATTAGGAGAATACTTAGGTGTTCTCCTAATTAATATTTTACCATGGGATATTTATCAGCTAAACAAATAAATCACCTTAAAGACCTTCAAAAGTCTAACTACTCAGGTAGAAGGAGTTTTCAAGGTATGAGCCTAAGAGTGGTAGGTTTAGCAGATGCAGTTATTGAATTTGCTGAACTAATGGAACAATGTACGGTAAAAGAGAGAAGTAGAGTAATTGATGCAGCTACTCCAATCGCATTAGATGTATATAAGTCATTAGTACCAGTTAGCAGTAAGCCGCACCGTATTAGTACCAATCCTTTCAAAAATAAAAAAATGCAAGGATGGGAAGAAGGTGATCGAGCGTCAATGATTGTACAACCAGGTAATTTGAGAAAGTCTATTATTGATTTATCTAAAAATCTTAAATCATATAGATATGCAGTCGGAGCTGTAGGCCCATTGTATAAAAGAGGTACAATGAATAAAGGTATTAATAGCAGTGAAGGAACTAATGGTTTTTATGCGCACATGGTATTTGGAAGTACAAGGGCATGGTATAACAAGATAGTTGTCAAGGCAAGGAATTTGAGCAGGGAGAGAGTAATTAAAACGATGCGTAATGAATGTATATTTATTATGCAAGAAAGACCTAAAAAATTCTGGCAAGTATTATGATAGGAAAACTAATATACGGAAGGTTAAGCGCAGAGCCAACAGTAGTAGCTATTGTAGGGCAAAAGATATATCCAGATTTAACACCTCAAGATGTTCAATATCCCTTCTGTGTATACACTATCATTAACTCTACTGCCATTGATTTTAAAGATGGTCAAAGTAATTTGGAAGAAGTACAAATACAAATAGACTGTTATACACAAAGTTATGACAGTACACAAGAGCTTGCAAACAACATAAGAAATAGCTTAGATAGATTTGTAGGCACAGTAAATGGAGTTGAAGTACAAACTATTAAATATATGTCAAGTGAATCAAATGTTTACAATCCTACGCTAAATGTATATTGGATGTCAGTTGATTTTATGGCAAGAATGAAACGATAATTATGAAACTAAGATTAATAAAAACTTGGAACGGCAAGCCAATAGGCGCAACAGGTGTATTTCTTTCCGACTTTGGAGCGCAGCTTGTTGCCGATGGCATTGCGGAGCATCTTGATGATGACTTTGTCGTAGAGCAGATGCCAGAAAAACAAGTGCAAGAGGCACCTCAACCTATTTATATTCCTGTGCCAATGCCTATGGAATATTTTGAGCATGAGAATGAATTGGAAAAAATAGATGTTAATATAGATTTGTCAAAAGCTAAAAAATAATATTATGGCAACAACTGGAATAATTAACGGTACGTTGATGAGGTTATACAAAGATAGCACTGCTATTGGTTATGCCACATCCTGCCAAATGAACATCTCCGCAGCCATGCGTGAAATCTTAACAAAGGATTCAGCAGCTGGAGGATGGAGAGAAGTAAAGAAGGGTCAGTTATCCGGCACACTTTCCACAGAGGCATTATATGCCGGGCCTGGTGACTCATCTACAAACTACTTGTTTGATGATCTCTTTACCGATTTAATTAGTGGTACTGCGCTTACTATTAAGTTTACTACTGACGTACAAGGTGACAATGTGTTTACAATGTCTGCTATCTGTACATCATTAGACCTTAATGCCGCAGTAGAAGAAAATACAAGCTACTCTGCATCCTTTGAGGTGACAGGTGCAATCGTTAAGACAACAAAAGCATAATTTTAAATCCTAACACATGAAAACAATAACAATAGCCAACACATCCATACCGATTAAATTTGGTATGTATGTGTTAGGTACATTTCTAAGGGAGAGGAAACTTAAATTAAGTGACCTTTCCCTTTTAGGAGAAGACCTTTTACTTGCCCTTGAACTTGCTTTTACAGGAGTTGAACATGGTTACAAAGCCAAAGGGGAGAAATGCCCTTTTACTTTACAATCTTTTTGCGACTTGGTAGATACAGACATGGGAGGAATATCTCGCATAATGGAAATGATTTCAAATGAGATTTCACCACCAGAAGATGAGAGCCAAAAAAACGTAGTGGCGAAGGAGGAGAACTTACCCTTGAATACATCGAACGCTTTTGTTTCGGAGTTTTAAGGTTTCTTCCTTCGCAATATTACGAAATGAGTTTAAAGGAAGTTATTATAGCCATGCAAGGTTATAATAATCACTATGAACAAAAGGAGC